GGAGTGCGGACCTTGCGGCCGGCGTTCTGCTGCAACAACTTCTGCTACATGCTATACCAGAGTTACCGAGTTCGGCAAAAACTGGAGCAGAGAGCGTGAACCTGGATCGCGCCAGAGTGCTTCTATCGAAACTCGTCATCAAAGATCGCGACCTCAATACCTCTGTCCCGTTCCGTTTGAATCCGAACCAACTGAAGTGCCACGAGATCATCAAGACGCACTACGCGAAGCATGGCTCCGTCCGCGTGATCATTGTCAAAGCCCGCCGCGTGGGAATGTCGAGTTACATTGACGGACTTGCTACCATGCACTGCCTTGCTCGTCCCCAGGCGCACGCGATGATCGTGGCTCACTTGAAGGATGTGGCCGATAAAGGATTATTCCGTGTCCCTCGTGACCTCGCGCTGTCGTTGAATGATCGGATGCCGGGATCGGTCGAAGTCCAGACTCGAAGCCTGAAATTTCCGCACACGCTTGGAACTTCCAACCTCGATATCGCCACCGCTGGAAGCGTCGGAGCAGGCCGCGGACTTACGCTGACATTCCTACATCTTTCCGAGGCCGCACAGTATCCCGGCCAAGGTTCGTTCCTATCGATTCTGCCAGCAGTGTCGAAGGCTCCCGATACGGTCATTGCCCTGGAGTCCACTGCCTACGGACGAACCGGAATCGGCGAGACGTTTTACGAATACTGGCAGAGCGCGAACACCAGTGGGGCAAAGTGGAACGGGTTCACTCCCGTGTTCCTGTCGTGGCTCGACGATCCTGCCTGCCACCGTCCTGCCCACGAAGCGGAGGATGCTGGGTCAACCGATTTGGAAAAGGAGTTGATGGGAAAACCGTTCAACGCCAGTGCCTCGCAGATTGCTTGGATGAGGATGGTGCTTGAAGGCGAGTGCCGTGGCTCGGAGTTAATGTTTGGCCAAGAGTATCCGTGGGAGCCATCGGTAGCCTTCGTCGCGACCGGAGATCCCGCATTCACGTCTTCCGAGATCAGATACGCCTTCTCAACCAAGAAGGCGCCACTCATGAAGGGAAGTTTCCATTGCGAGGGAAAAAGCTCGACATTCCTCAAGAACCCTCGCGGAAAGGTTCATTTGTATGAAGAAGTCAAGCCGAAAGCGCACTACTACATCGGTGTTGACTGCGCTCGGGGAATCGAACAAGAAACTGGTCGAGCGTCTGGTGACTTTGCCGCCTACATCGTTCTCAATGGTTCAACGGGTGATATTGCGGCTCGCTTCTGCGACTGGGTTAACCCAATTGATATGGCTTCTGATGTTAATGCGGCAGGACGTTATTTTAACAACGCAATGATGAACATCGAGTTGACCGGCAACCTCGGCCTCTGGTGCCAGCAGGTCTTGCGCGACCAGTATATGTATCCGAACTGGTACATCTGGAAAGGCAAAGATGACAAGATGCCGGGAAAGTCGAAGTCGCACGCGATGGGCTTCGAGACTCAGGGTCGATCTCGTGATCTCCTCCTCGCAACCTTTCGAGGGAAACTGCATGACGGAATGAAAAACATTCCCGGTGGCCTCGCCTTGATGGACGAGGAACTGATCCGCCAGATGGACTTGATGACAATGGCAACCGGGATGCGCTGGGAGATCGAGCACGGTCACGATGACGTTTTCATGGCGTGCTGCTTTGCGGTGATCGCGTGTGTTCAGTATCCTCCGCCGAACATCGTGAATTTCAAGGGAAACTATGCGGACAAGGATCAGTCAGGGAATGCGGCCCTGAACCAACTGAAGCCGCAGCCGGAATTGAAGTACGCGCTGATCCGGGATCAGGCGATGATTTTGAAAGGTCAGGAACGTAAGATGTGTCGCGCTGCCATGCAGCCAATGTGAGGACTATGAATCAAAAAATAATCGACTGCCTTAATAATCAAATGGTACTCGACCAGTGTGGTCGTTGCGGAAAAGAATTCGTGTGGATAGTTGGGTGTGGACCTTGGTGTCTGTGCCCGTACTGCGGAATTATGGGATCTCGCCTTTTGCCTGAAATCCACGAGTTGATGGAGAAAACAAAAAATGCCACCAGTTGATACCGCCCCCGCGTCCGTCAATCGCTACCTCACCCGCTTGCTTGCAGCAATGTGTTTGCAGGCGGGTGGGGAACTGCGGATACCATTGAAGGCGATTCGCGCTGTTGCAGAAGAGGATGCGCGTCAAGCCTTGCTCGAAGATACGGATACCAAAAAAGATGAGTTGGTGTTACGATTCGGCTCAAAGCACTCTGCCGTGTATCCGGTAGAGGCTGACAACGTATGCCCCGCTTCTCCGAAAGCCCCGTCGTCGATTCCGCCATCATCCCCAACCCCATCCGGGAGACCGGAACCATCCCCAGTCTCCCGCCCGCCCCTATCCCTGGAGGAATTGGGGAGACTGGAAAGGGTGATCAAGGCAAAGCGAGCGAGAGCGAGTCTCCAAAGAGAACAGCAGCAGCAAGACTTATTGAGTCAATTGGAGCAGAATTCTCCCGGCTGAGGAAGGCGGGCCGGAGTGGAGCGTGGGCCGATCTTGAGGACAAAGTGGCACAGTCTGGACACTTGCTGACCGATAGTGGCATGATGTCGGTAAAGGACTGGGTAGGGATGATGATCGACATTGAGCAGTTCCGCAAAGCGGAAGGCGGAAACGCAGAAGTCCCCGGCGACGCCTTGGCGAAGTGGCTGTCTGAGGGAGCCGATCATATCACTGAAGTAGCGGAGAAGCCGAAGAAGTCGAGAAAGGCCAAGGTCCAATGATTACGTGTCCCGAATGTGGAGGCCCAACACACGAAGTCCCTGGGACTGTACGTCAACCCAATGCGGAATGGGGAGCTAATGGCTTGGTTCGTCTGGGATTCGATTGTGAGTCATGCAAGAGACAGTGGCTCCTACTTCAAGTTACCAGAATAATGCAGACAGGAAATGATGAGGTGCAATAGATGCTCATCCTTATGGAGACTGAGAAACTGAGTTTTAAAGAGGTATAATAATGCCAGCATTTGTCGGTCACGACATCATCACGGAAAAGAAGTCATCCACTTCCTATCAAAATCCCGACCGGATGGTGACGCGGCAACTTGATGAACTGGAACGCATTTCGGTTCAGGAACGAGATAAGCACCTTGGCAAAGACTACTTCCGCGACATCAAAGAATTCTACGCACTTGAGGACAACCGGCCTCAACTGAATTTTCGGCCCGCAGTCCAAATTCCCCAACTCCAGACCTTAGTGCTGAACGAAGCCACCGACATCACCGACGCATCGATCAAGGTCTACATCACAAACGAAGGGAGGCGCGACGAAGACAGAGAAAAATACTATCAGGCCAACTGGCGCCAGGGTTGCTACAACAACCGGATTCTGGAATCTCTGATCTGGGCAATGTTGAGCAACCTTGGCTTCCTTCAGGTAGGTTTTTCTCCATCGGCTCGTAGAGGCAAGGGAGTTACATGGCTGGAGTCTAGAGACCCCGAAACTGTTCTGCCCGATCCCTTTTGTAAGTCCGATGCAGATTGGTCGTGGGTCCAGTGGTACGACTGGATGTACATCGATGACGTGAGGCGGCGGTGGCCGGATCGAGGGCGACTGGTTCGACCCAAGGCATACTCTGGCAGCGCAGATCCCTATGGAACGAACGACTCAGTTCTTGATTACCCTGAATATTCTCCGATGAGCAATCAGGGTAACGAGCCGAGTCGAAGGATTTTCCGAGATAACCGGGTGCGAGTACGCAACACGTTCCTGTTCGACAACACGAAAGAGAAGGTGCAGGATTTTGCTGGTAGTGGCTCTGAAGCTCTTGGTTTGGTTCATCCTCGTTTTGGCTATAAGTTTCCCGATGGCCGATGGCTGACCGACACGGAAGATGTAGTCCTAGCCGATGGGAACAACTGGTGTCCGCAACTTCCAGATGACGAACGTGGAACTTTCCCCATAGTACGCATAGCAGCTATGCCAACGATTGCGAACTTCTGGGGACCGCCTCCGATCAAACTGTCGCGTAGCCTCCAGAATTTGTCGGAGCGGCTCTATACTCAGATGTTCGAGAACGTTGTGCGGACCAACAATTCAGTAATCGTCATCGATCAAAGGACGGGTCTAGATCCAAACAACATCGGTTGGTTGCCGGGAGAAGTCTTGGTCATTAATCAAGGCGCTCCTCCTCCAACTGTGGTCCAGGTATCTCCACTGCCGCAGCACATGATGAATCTTCCGGCGTCGTTGCTTTCCTTGCAGAAAGAACTACAGGGCTTCTCGGATGCTCGCCAAGGTCAGTCGGGCGGCGGCAACGTATCCTCCGATCTGTTTGATGCGACCCTTTGGCAGAGCCATTACCAGACTCGACTACGCGGTCGGCTGCTCGCCGAATCGCTTCAAAGGCTGGCGCAAATCGTTTGGTATGTGGATGCCCGCTACAAGAACATTGCCGATCGCGTGTTCGTGCCAAACGAAGGCAAAGGCGAAGCATCCGTGGCCGAGTGGCAGCCGATTGATCAAGACAACCTCGATAACTACGATGCTCATCTTGATCCAGGGAGTTTGAAGATTGTCAGCGCAGGCGCGATGCGGTCAGTTGTGCAAGCATTGTCGAAGACTGGAATCATTCCGACCAAGACAGTCTTAGAGACGTTCGACATCCCCGGCGCAGCGGAAATGGCCGAGGAGAACATGGCCGAGAAGGGTCTAGCGGCCCTTGGGCGCCTGAAACGGCCTAGGTGAAAAGTCCGAGTTAATATATAATGTCTTCATGCCATCAAAATACGTTTACAAGCGGACTCCAGAGCAACGAGCCAAGCACGCTGAGTACATGCGCAAGTACTATGAAGCTCACCCTGGATATAAGGCAGAAGCGGACAAGAAGCACCGCCAGAAATACATCAAAAAACTGCGAAGTTATGACAAGTGGAGGAATCAGACTCCGGAAAGAAAGGCTCAACGCATTGCTCAGCAGATGAAGCGATATGCTGAGAAAAAAGAAGAAATACTCGCGTACGGGAGAACCTACTACCGAGCCAATAAGGATAAATGGGCGGAGAGAAGAAAAAACCCGAAAGCCAAAGAGTACATGAAGGCTTATGCTCGTCCATACGGACTAAAAAGGCGTCACGGCATGACGATTGAGCAGTACGATGCTATGCTTGCCGCTCAGCACGGGGTATGTGCGATCTGTGGTGAGCCTCCCACGGTTGGCTTCAATAAACGTCTCCACGTTGACCACGACCACAAGACGGAAGTGAGGCGCGGACTTCTCTGTATGCACTGCAATCACGCTATCGAGCGCATGGATAAATATCCTGACTGGGCATCACGAGCAGAAAATTATCTGAAGAGGCCACGATGACCCTATGGGAACGTTTTTTGCGCTACCTTAAGAATCGTAAGAGCGAATGGTATTGGAGACTAACGCGGTGAGATACGACGTTCACTATCGACAAGACATTGAGAAATTCTACGAACTAGAAGGAATCGCTCCGCAAGATCGGGTGTGCCTTGTGGACAGTAGGGGGAACGAAGAGGAGAGGTGGTTTGTTCACAGAAATTCTTACGGCCATTTGTACTTGAGCCCAGAGCCGGACCCTAATTGGAAGGCGTGCAGGATGTATCCCCGATGACCGAGACCCTTATCTGGCTACCGATTTCAGCGATTGCTCGTGAGTACCAGAAGACTCCGCAGATGATCCGCAACTGGGTTAAGAGCGGGTTCATTTTGGAGATAGGATACGCTGTCCGTCGCGACGTAACGGGTCATTTCATCATTGGCGTGCCAGTTCATCTGTATGCAAACTTCACAAACAATCAAATCCAACCTGTTGTAAATCAAACACAATCCGTTTAATTGTTGTGCCGTGGAAGGCGCAAATTATCCCGAGCTGGCAGGACATCGGTTCGAGATCCTACGCCTCGAATCCTTGGGCGATATGTGGTACGCACAATTTGCGGTAGACGGTCGTCCGTACCCGCCATTCTTCGAGCCGAAGAGCAACGTCCACTACATGCCCGAGGATGAGTTTTTGGCCTACATGAAGTGTCAATCTTTAACGATGGTCTGCTACGTTCAACAAAACATGGGAGCGCAGTCATGAAGCGGCAAATGACGAAAGAGATGGACCCAGGCGTAGAAGATCTGAAGAAAATGAAGCGCGGCGGGAAGCGCGGTAAGCGCCGGTCGCGTAAGAGTTCGCGGTACTGAACGCGAAAAGCGCCATTGCAATGCTCTGTGGCCGAAAGGCTTAACGTGGCGATGGCAGAAGGGAGCTAAAACCAATGTTCGAGCTGACTGAAGTGAAGAATCGGCGCGGTGGGCGTCACGGCCGCAAGGGCAAACGCAAGTAGATTCGGCACGACCAACCGAACTGGGGCGGCACGATCCGGGGGCGGAAAGTCCGCCCAGTTCTTTTCGAGGAAGCATGGCAAAGAATCCGCAGAACTTGGACAACGACAGCCCAATTGAATCCGATGAGCGGTTCACGCTGCTGAGTCCCGCGATGGCAAGTTACGACAGCGACTATGCGGGATTCTTTGAAACACCCCCGGACCCAGTAGGATTCGTTCCATCGCAAGAGAAACCTGGAAAGAGAGGTTCCAAATGAAGTCAGGTTGGCCCCAAGAGTATGGGAAGGAAACTTCCGCGTTGCCGGACATCAAAGGTCCGTTGAATATCGATCAGCAAGGCGACTCGCTGGTACCGTCGAACGACATGGCGGGAGTGGCGCCGGGTTGGGTGACAGGCAAGGAATCGAAAGACCCTCTCGGGATTGTGATCAAAGGCGGAAAGTAAATGGCCGCTGGACCTGGCGGGATCGGGCAACTGATCATGAGCGCACTGCAAGCTCGCACGGCGGGCGGTGGCGGCGGGATGCCAGGTGGAATGCCCGGAGCGCCGGGAGCGGGGGGTGATCAAGGTGGAGGCGACCCAACCGCGCAGTACGCGCAGCAGGTTGCCCAACTGAAGGGTGCTGACCCCAGTATGCTTCTCCGAGAAATAACGGAGATGAAGAAAAAGTGTGCGGTGATGATGGTGCAAAATCTTGAGCGTCTCCCGAATGTCAGTGGAACGCTTTCCAAACTCATCCCGCAGTTTGATCGCGTAATCAAGGAAATTCAGCAGGCTTCAAATGTAAACTCGGCAGTCCGTCCGCCAATCGGGATGGGTGCCGCACAGCCGCCCCAAGATGGGCAAGCCCCCGGAGGCATGTGATGACGCTGCAAGACATTCTGAACGACAAAAATACGTTCGCCGACAACATCGAGTTGACCATCGGCACGGAGAAAGTAACCCTTGGCGGATTGCGTGAACTATCCGCAACCCAGCAGAGACAGTTGTCAGAAAAGATGGCTGGAGCCGATCAGCGCGAGAAGGCCGCGCAAGAGACGGCGATGACAGCCGCGAACCTTTTGGCCGAACTGGAAACGGCTAAGCAAACCCTGACGGCGCAGAAGACGACCACGACGACCGAAGACGATTTTGACAAGGAAGAGTTCTGGGGTCCAGTGAGAAAACGCCTCAGCGAGCGAGACAAGAAGATTGACGAAGCCCTAGCGAAACTCGATGCCTTGAGCAAGTCCGTTACCCAGGCGGCAACCGTTTGGGCAGAGGACCGATGGCAGAGCCAGTTTGAAAAGACTGCTTCCCGGCTCCGCAAGGTGGACAAGTACAAAGACTGGGACTACACAAAGGTCCGCGATTACGCCGCGACGAACAAGATCCTCGATGCGCATGGCCTGCCATCGGTCGAAAAGGCGGTGGCGGAGTTGACAAAGGAAAGCGATCTCGAACTCGCCAAGAAGGAAGCCTACGAAAAAGGTCTGAAGGAAGGCAAGACCAATGCTCGGCTGGAGTCTATGCCGCGTCCTTCTTCGGCTTCCGGGGGCAAGGTTGCGAAGGGCAAGAGTTCGGTGGAAGAGAACGGTCTGGAAGGTCTGGGCGATGACGTGATGGAAGATCCCGAGTTGATGGATATGATTTCTCAGCTAGGCAACATTCAGTAAGGAGAGACTTTTTTCTGTGACTGTGGTTTGCTAACAACGATGGTGCCGCACATCGGAAAGTGTGCGGAACAGGCCAGCCGTTTTATCGCTGGCTTCGTCGGAACGGTTTTCCTAAAGACAGATTTAGGTTGCTTTGCATGAATTGCAATTTCTCGTATGGACGATTCAACTACTGTCCCCACGAGAAAAAATGATTAGGAGAAGGCCATGCAGCTGTTACGTTGGTTGTTCAATTTTTGGGTAATTCAGATACTGAACGCTATCTGCCCGCAAGCCCTGCAATACGGAGGGGTGGTGGGTACAGGCATCAGTTCGCCGAGCGCTCTCATACAAAATACGCTCGACGCCTTGGTCAGCAAGAAAATTGCCCCATACTTGAGTGACATCGTGAACAAGCCCTCCCCTGTGCATTGGGCTTTGCAGCGGTCGGGCAAGCACGTCACGGGCGGCGAACTTGTGTTTCCGCTGCTCTCTGCCGAAGATCCCACGGGCGGCGCGTTTTACGGAGACCAACTGCTGAACACGGGCACCATCGACAACGTGATTCCGGCGAACCAGGTATGGCGCTTCTACTACCAGAACGTAGCGATTGCCACGACAGACATCATCATGGCGTCCGGTGGGGCGTCTGCAATCGACTTGGTGAAAGCGAAGATGCAGATCGCCGCCGCATCGCTCTTGCCGAAGCTGGCACGCGCCAATTGGGGCATCTATCCGCAGAATAGCAGTATCGACATCGACAACATTCCCAATTGGATTGGAACGCAGAACAACACGATTGCCGGGATCAACCGCGCCACCACCACGGCATGGAATCCGGCTGCGGCAGTGTCCAATGGTTCGGGAGCCTTGACGGTCCCTAACTTCGAGCAGGCATATCAGTCAGTCGTCTACGGCTACGACGAGCCGGACACTTGCGTTCTGAATAATTACGACTATGGGAAGTTCAAAACGCAGTTCACGAATGCCGGGACTTCGCCGGGCACCGTGATTCGGATGAACGACGACATCACCGACAAGCAGCCTGTCCAGCTTTCTCTGCGGTATCACTTCCGGGTGGACAACGCCGTGATTCTGGCAGATCAGTATTTGCCGGCAGGTACGGCCTATCTGTGGAACTCCAAGTACATGTGGATGAACTACCACAAGAACGGCTACTACATCGTTCGCCCGTGGCTGATGTCGAGCAATCAGGAAGTCATCGCCAGCAGAATCGTGGTGTGCGAGCAGTTGACAAACGTAAACCCGCGCACAGCAGTTCCGATCACAAATCTTTCGTAGGAGAACAGGTATGGCTTGGATTAATCGCCTCTTTTCGCTGCTACCGAGCTTTGGCAGCCCGGTTGTTAATGACACAATCTATCAGTCGGTAGGGAACGCGCTGACGACCGCAAACACGACTTCCTTGGGGGCTTCCACTGCCTTGTCGCCGACGATTTCCAAGGGCTATGTACGAGTCAAGATTTACGGCGCCTCGGGGACGACTCCGAGCCTGTTGACCATGTACATTGCGCTTTCCGATGGCAAGGAGTTCGTCCAGATTTACAACTGGGCTCCAGGCGTGGCAATGAGCCTCGACCTGACTCCGGCTGGAACCCAGCTTGCGACCGATGGCGCAATGTCTGCCACCGGAGTCAAAATCCTAACCTCTGCGACCGGCGCATTCACTCCGGCAATGGTTGGAGCGACGATTGCGGTTTCGACGGCAGGCAATGCCGGTGGAACTCTGCCGCTCTACACGACCATCGCCAGTTACCAGAGTGCGACTCAGGTGACTTTGGCGGCCGGTTCGGTGAAGACGGCGGCGGTATCTGGTGCGACGATCACGCTGACCGAATCCTATTTGAACGGTGGGTCCGCCGCGGCACCGGCCGGTTATGATGTGCTGGTTCCGTTCTGTGTGGACATCAACGTGAGCCGGGTGGACGTTGTCACCACGGGAGCCGGAACCTCAGTGATGGATTTGGAGCTTTGCGGAACGACCTAGGCTTTTGGGGTGCCATGGACTGCTGCTTTGGCGGGCTGGGGCTTCGGCCCATAAAGCCCGCCATTTTTTTAGGGAGAAGAAAATGCCAACGGTCGGAGACATCCTATTCGCGGTCAGGTCGAAAGTGCCCGACATGCCTCCGGCACTCCCTGCTCCGAGTGCAACGACAACTGAGGTTGCGTCCTCGGGGTCCACTCTCCCAGCAGGAACATACTATGTGGTCGTTACTCAAAGGAACCCTTGGGGAGAAACTCTTCCAAGCACGGAGAGTGATGAGATCACGGTTGGCTCAAATCAAGGAATTCAGATAACCTCCGCATTGCTTCCCAGCGCGACGACGATCAGAGCCTATTTGACCTTGGCTAACGGCACGGCAGGGTCCGAGATTCAGTATGTGGAGTCCTCCACCAGCCCGTTCACCATCTCCGCGCCTCCGACTGGGTTTGGAACGCCTCCAACTCGCTCAACGGCATGGTTGATGGATTCCGATGGTGCCATGTTTGGGGCTTCGACCCTGTATCAATGGCTTAACGAGGCGCTGAATAAGTTCACACGGGCAGTGGGCGGGATCATGGACTATTCGGGAGTCCCAACGGTCGCTGGCCAGCCGCTGTATGTTGCTCCAGGGCAGTGGGCCGAGATCACCGATGTTTGGTATGGCGGGTACTGGGTCAAGGGCGGGAAAAGAGCAGAATATTTCCGAAGGAATACGGTGCAGTCATCGATTTTGAGTTCGGTCACCGTATCAGTCTTCAGTGACAAGCAAGTTTTGGAAGTGAACTATCAGCCAGACCGAACTTCCGGCGTGACAGCTACGACGGCGAACATGAGTGCCACCGACACATCAGTGACGATTACGAACACGGGAGCGTTCCTGTTGCCTTTTGGCTTCGCGCAGATCGGAACTGAGATTGTGGCCTACGCAAGCCTGAATGGTGGAGCGATGGCGGGCCTAATTCGTGGTCTGGGGTCAACAGTAGCGACCGCTTGGCCATCGGGTACTACGGTGACAGAATTAAGTCTGTTCTGGTGCGGGAAGCGGCTAACGTTACTGCCATACTCTCCCGGAGATTCACTCAAGAACTTGGCGGCTCCGCAGGGGTGGGTTGCAATTCTCCCGGACTATCTTCTTGCGCAGGCGAAGAAGGCGGAATTGGATCTGGAAGCGTCGGAAAAGCTGGAGAAGTCCTTTTTCGAGGAGATCGCAAAGTGGGAGACGGCAAACAAAGGCGTCGTGACGAGAGTGCAGGTTGGCGGCAACACAGCAACGTTGTCGTTTAATCCCGTTTTGGGACAGGGCGTAATAATTCCAGGGTGATTATGGGCGTGAAGCCATCTACATTCGGGCCGTGGATCAAGGGCGTCGATTCTTCGACCGGTGTGCTCGCTCAGCCGAAGGGGTCGATTCCTCGCGGATCGAATCTTTTACTGTCTAAGCGTGGCAGCCTGCGAACGTGCGATGGGTCTGGAATCGTGAACGCCTACAATGGAGTTCCCACGGCGGGACGTGGCCGGTCGATGTGCGATTTCTCGTTTGCTCCTACCGGGGTTGCTAGTTACTACCTGAGACTGATGAAGGCGCTAGATCAGCCACTGGGAGCACCGCAAAAGCTATCCGCATCATTGAGTACAGCGAGTGGCACGTTGACTATTGGGCAAGCGTACTATTGGGTAGTAACAGCGATTGATGGCGTTGGCGGAGAAACGACGGTTTCAAATGAAGTGACACTGACCCCGACTAGCGGGCATCAGAGTGCGGCACTCTCCTGGAATTCTGTTCCAAACGCAACTGGCTATAACGTTTATCGGGGAACTGGAGCTGGATTAGAGGAACTATTGATTGGCACTGGACTTCCTGCAACGACCAACTCATATACAGATAACGGAGCAGCTATATTTTCAGCAGTTACCTCGATTCAGAGCATAACTTGCATTTCGGTTGTTCATTATGTGTCATACGCTAGTGAGTGGGTCACAACCGTATCGATCGTGTTTAACAGTGCCATTGCTAATAGCTACCAAGCGGGTCAGACACTATTCTACACCCATGGTAGTAACGGTGATTTTGATGCTATACCTTTCGTAATTCATAACATCACATCAAACTCGTCCTTGACAGCAATTTATACTAATAACGTATTCCATCCGCTGTCAGAAAACGAAACTTCCACGGGAGGTACGATTACACTAACCGTTTCTCCTCCTTCTCAAGATACAACACAGCAGACCGCTCTTTATGCGATGCCGCCAGCAGCCCTCGGAATCCCGTATACGAATGCCAATATCGTTGCGTTCTTCCCGGCTGACCCAGGTAATCCAGATGGAGGGACGGGCGGGGGAGGTGGAGGGGGCAAAGGTGGCAACCAAGGTGGAGGAGGAGGACAGCAGGGGTCAACCCCGTCAGGGGGTATCGCAGGAAACGTTTCTTTCATCCCACAGATGGTGCAGTTTACGAATCAAGCGGTCATCGCTCTTGGAAATGGATTCCCGCCACAGGTTTATTCCGATCCTAACGGAACGCCAACCAACCCGGCGGTAACGGTTGCGATCTACGCAATTAGTGTGGATGCAA